TGCCTCCCATATTTCTGGAAAATTCATTGCCATAGTTAATTCTGTTTTTAAAAGGTTTTTAAATATTATTTAAACGCTTACTGTGCTACGGAGTTAAATAGAAGCAACCAATTTTTGGTAGGCTTCAGGGTTGCTGTTTTTGAAAGCCAACTTCTCATCTAAGGAGAGTTTTTGAAAATCGTCCATAGTAGTTACTCCAGTGGTTCCTGCGGGTGTGGTAACACCTGTACCAAAGCTCTTTTTAGTAGGCAAAGCTTCTAAAGTAGCTTTTGCCAACTCAAAATCTTTAGCCGCTAAATCAGCAAATGTTTGTCGTTTATCAGCGGTGATTTTACCGCTTTTTACTGCCTCGTCAAGCATTTGGACAGTAAGGGCTGCTTTTTGTGCTTTTTCTTTATTTACAAAAGCATTAAGCTGCTCTTCTGAAAGGGTGAGTTTTTCTTGCAGTTCGTCTCGCGATTTAGAAAGTGCCAAGATAGCAGACTCTATTTCGTCTGCAGATAGCTCCTTGGTGTTGGCACTCATACCCAAGGCTACTAAGGCTAATTGTGTAAGTTGTATCTTCATATTGTTATCTGTGTTAATTGTTTTATCCGTCAATGATAGGCGTAGCTCTTTAATATCGTTCTCTGTAAGTTCTTTTCCATCCATTTGCAATCGCAAAGCGTTGGCATTGCTGGGTACAGCTACTATAGATACTTCAAAAAGGGAACAGTTTTTAAGCACCATTTCTCCGTTTTCATTAGCTAAATCTTTCTTAGAAAACATTATTCCCATACTTGCCCCCTTGATAATACCTCGTTCTACCTTTCCTGCTATGAGTTTAGCATTGTCGTCCTCCATATCAAATATAGGTTCAGCGAGCAATTTACCCCCTTCAAGGGTGATATCTTTCCAACTTCCTATAACATTCTGATTGCTCTGAATGTGCCCATCAAGCATTACAGGGTTGAGTTTGAAGCGTGTTAGATCAATTCCTGCAGTTAGGATTCTAAAGCCATAAGAATTGACCACTGCTTCATCATTCAATATAAATTTAGGCATAGGCTTTCATTTTTTTGTTAATCATTTTCGGGGCAAAATTCGTGAGCTTCTGTCGAGTGTGCAAATAGTTGTTTAAGGGTTGGACAAAACTGTTCAAGGGTTGGACAAAGTTGTTCAAGGACTGAACAACTTGTTTTATAAGTGCCATAATTGTAGGAATTTTGCCACAAAAAATGGCAAGAAATAAAGAACAAACACGTATTAAGGCAGAACAATATTATATTGAAAATATTGAGGTTACCCAAGCAGAAGTAGCGGAGCTCTACGGAGTACGCCCTGCTACTATTGGTGAGTGGGTAAAGAAGTATGATTGGGAGGACAAGCGTTTGGGATTCCACGCTTCGCCTACGATTATCAAACAGAAGCTACAAGCTGAGACTATTAGGGTAATGAATGGACAAGAGCCTACTTTCTCGGCTTCTGATGTGGGTAAGTTAATGGCTGCCTTAGATAGGTGCGAAACGCAGGCAGACCCTACCACTGTATATAAAGTGCTGAAGGAACTGGATATGTTTATATCACAACAGGACGCGGGTTTTGCCGCTCAATGTACCAAGTATCACAAACAATTCTTACAACTAAAAGTAAAAAATGAGCAAGAACGATAAGATATATGCTAAACTCTTAGCCGATTACGACAAGCATTGCCTGCTGATTGCTAAGGCTACTTCGGTAAATATACACGAAACAGCCAAAGAAAAGGCGGCTCGTATTAAGAACTTGGAGGGTGATTATGTGCGATGGTTTGAATACTATTTCCCTAACTATGCCAAACAGAAGTGTGCGTGGTTTCACGTCCAGCTGGCTAAGCTGATAGTAGGCAATAAACGCTTGCGCTTGCTTGCCGAGATGTACCGCTCGGCGGGGAAGTCGGTACATATAGATATGGGGATACCGCTGTACTTGTACTTTGCTAAGGGTGATTTGCGTTTTATGCTTTTGGTAGGTGAGACGGAGACTAAGGCTAAGAAACTGCTATCGGGCATACAGGCACAGCTGGAACACAATAACCGCTTGCAGAATGATTACGGCAAGAGGTCATCGGCGGGGGACTGGTCGGATGGTTCATTTGTTACTAATGACGGGGTTCGGTTTATGTCGCTTGGCTTTGGACAAAACCCGCGAGGGGCACGAGAGCAAGCAGAGCGTCCCGACTATATAGTGGTAGATGATGTGGATAGCAAGAAGTCTATCCATAATGACCGTATTATGCGGGAAAGTGTAGACTATATTACCGAAGATGTATGGGGGTGTTTTGACAGCGAAGACAACGCTACTGAACGTTTTGTATTTGCTAACAATAACTTCCACAAAAACTCAATCACGAACCGCCTTAAAACGTACTTCAATGAGGTAATTAACACGCCCAAGGAAGAGGGTAGTTATGAGGATAGTCCGCAAACAGAGTTCAAAATACTTACGGTGTGTGCGGTGAAAAACTTGCAGGACTTTACTCCTGAATGGATTGAGAAGACTTCGGCAGAGTACTGGCGTAATAAGTTTAAGAGTATGCCTTACCGCTCGTTTATGCGCGAGTATATGCACACACATATTGAAGATGGGGCTATCTTTAAGTACGAGGACATTCAGTATAAAAAGGCTTTACCGCTTTCCAAGTATGATAACCTATGCTTTTATGGCGACCTTTCGTATAAGGAAAATGCGGATTACAAAGCCTTGATTTTGGTAGGCAATATAGGCAAGGAGTTCCATATACTGTTGTGCTATATGCAGCAAAAAAGCCGTGCGCATTGTGCTAAATGGCTGTATGATATGTACGAGAAGTATCGGTTAGACCGCTATAATATCCGTTATATGATTGAGGGGCTTTTTGCGATGGACGATTTTGTTTCTGATTTTGATAACGAGGGTGACAAAAGGGGGTACTATATCCCAATAGTAGCTGACAAACGAAGTAAGGCGGATAAGTTTGACCGTATAGAGAGCCTTGCGGGCTATTTTGAGCGCAAAAATGTGTGGTTCAATAGTGAGCAGAAAAACGCGGATATGCAGGTGCTTATTGACCAATTCTTAGCCTTTGAAAAGGGTTCGGGTGCTCACGATGATGGACCCGATGCTGTGCACGGTGCTTTTAAATGGCTCATAGGTCGCAACAGGCAAAGTAGCAACCAATACGCTTTTGGGGCAAGAGTAAATAACCATTATTGATATGTTTTTAGTTAAAGAAGATTTAAAGAATAATATCTACTCCTACCAAGTGGAGCAGATAACCGAAGGGGACGATACTATAGTACTGCAGGCGTTAGATACTGCTGAGCAGGAAGTAAAATCATACTTCTACACCAATGACAAAAAAGAGTATTTGGACGGTCGCCCTCGATACGATGCGGAGGCTATCTTTGCCAAACGTGGGGAAGAGCGCAACGCCCTTGTGGTGAGCCTTTGCCTATCGGTAGCGAAGTGGTATATTGTGGATCTGTGCAATGCTGATATTATCTATGATCACGCCAAAGAACGCTACGATAGAGCAATAGAGTACCTTAAAAGGCTTGCTAAGGGTGAGGTGAATATAAGTTCACTACCTATTGTGCCTCGTACAGAGGAAACAGAAAAGCAAACTACGCCTTTTGTATATGGTTCTCGTAAAAAGTACAATCACGAATAAGTGGGTGACACCCATAGGCAATTATTATGAAAGATATAACTGTAACAACTGAATATGATTTGGAGGTCGTAGGGGGCGACTTTGTCGCTAATGAAAGTACTGCCCAACACGTGGAGTTCCTTTTGCTGTCCAAGCAAGGAGAGTGGAAGGAGTCGCCTATTACAGGTTGTAATATTCAGCAGGCACAGAATGGCAGTATTACCCGCGCCCTTGATAGGCATATACGCATCCAATTAGAAGCAGACGGCTTTAGTGCCGAAGTACTACAAATCACCGAGAAAGGTATTAATGTTAAAGGAAAATACAAACAATGAAACCCTATAAGAACTATAAGAGACCTAAGAAAGCAGGTAATAATAGCCTGCAACCTACTCGCAACATCGTTCCCAAGGCAATGGCACGTACCCGTGCCGATGTACTTACGTGGAAAAATGCAATGGCTATGGCAGAGAACGTAGAGAACCCCAAAACGTTCCCCTACTACAATCTCGTGCGTGATATGATGCTTGACGCGCATATTACCTCACAAATAAAGAACCGAAAGCTCAAAACTATTTCGGCAAACTTTTCTATTAGGAAGGCTAATGGCGAGACACACGAAGAGCTGACCAAAACATTACAAAAGTCCGTGTGGTTTAATGAGATTATAAGCAACATTTTAGACAGCGAGTACTTTGGCTATACCCTTATAGAGCTCAATCGTACCGATGAGGAGGGTGTAGAAGTAACTTTAGTACCCCGCCAAAACGTGATACCGCAAAAGGGTATTATTCTAAAAGACTACACCGATGATAGGGGCTTAGACTATATGAATGCCTCCGAGTACGGCACGTGGCTGTTAGACTTTGGCAAGGCGGGCGATTTGGGGCTTATCAATCAGGCAATACCGCATATACTCTTTAGTCGTTTTGCGCAAAGCTGCTGGTCGGAGTTGTGCGAGATATATGGCATACCTCCTCGCGTAATGAAGACAAATACTCGTGACCGCCAAGCCCTCGCACGTGCCGAGAAGATGATGACCGATATGGGGGCTGCCGCTTGGTTTATCATTGATGAAACCGAGCAATTCGAGTGGGCTACTAATGGAGTACCCGCAACTGGTGAAGTGTATGACGGACTCATAAAACTGTGCCGTGATAACATCTCCTTACTCATTTCGGGGGCTATCATCGGGCAAGATACTAAGTACGGCAGCAAAGGCAAAGAAGTAAGCTCGCAAGATATGTTGCAAGCCCTTGTGGATGCCGACCAAACAATGGTAGAACAGTATATGAACGACAAAGTACTACCTGCCCTATACGCCATTGGGATACTCCCCGAAGAGGGTTTGTCGCTCGTATATGACCAAGCAGAGGACTTGGGCGAACTGTGGACACGCACTAAGGAAATACTACCCTATAAAGAAGTATCCGATGAGTGGCTAAAAGAGAAATTCGGTATTGAGATAGTGGGCAACAAAGCACCTAATACGCCTCAAAAACTCACCTTAGATTTTTTCGACTAAGCCCCGACACTTATTTCGGGGCACTACACCTGAACCTACAAAACCAATACGCGCCTTGCAATTGTGAGGCGTGCCAAGAAAATAGGTTGGAATATACTCAATTAACGCAAAGCAACAAAGCTATTGATAATTTGCCTGCGGTGGCTCACCGCGCCTTTGACTATTTGCATAAGAAAGGCACCTACAAACCCGAAGACCTTACCAAATACAAAGCCTACCGCGACCTCATTACGGCAACGGCTGAAGTATTTAACACCGCTATCCCTCACGAAGTACCCGATGAAATGAGAGCCTATTTAGAGAAAGATGTATTTATCTTTTCAGGGCTCAAAACCCATACACAGCTTACAGAAGCCCGTAGCAAACTCAAAGATGAGCAAGGCAACATACGCCCTTATTATCAGTTTGAGCAGGAGATACTAAAGCTGAATAACACCTATAACCGTAACTACTTAGAAGCCGAATACCAATTCGCTGTACAGAGTGCGCAAAGTGCTGCTAATTGGGCTAACCTGCAAGAGGATACAAGCAGGTATTGGCTTGAATATCGCACCGCAGGTGATGAGCGTGTAAGGCAAAGCCACGCAGCTTTGGCAGGAATCTGTTTGCCCAAAGACGACGCCTTTTGGACAGAATACTACCCACCCAACGGTTGGCGTTGTCGCTGTACGGCTGTAGAAGTATTGGCACGTGAAAACACCAAAAGCAACCCCGAAACTGCCAAAAAGGCAGGTGAGGAAGCCACTACCCAGATAGGCAAGAGTGGTAAGAACAAACTGGAGATGTTTCGCTTTAACCCAGGACAGGAAAAGAAGGTATTTCCACCCACTAATACCTATACCCAAGTAGTAGGAGCTGGGCAGGTACAAAGAGAGTTAGAAGCAATGAATAATAGAACTTCAGTTAATTTGCAAGAGCTCATAAGAAGAGACTTCCCCACAAGAGAGGAGGTAAAAAATGTATTGCTAAAATATGCTGAATTATTCCCTAACGACTTTAGAAGAGGGCTTGAAGAGGTGAGCTTTACAAGTTCTACCAACTTTTTAATGCAACACTCAATGTATTTTAATAACAATACTAATGAATGGAGTAGTCAATCTACTATAAAAATAAGTACTCATACCTTTGCAAGCATTGGTTTTAACCCTGCCTTAGAGTTACGTGAAGCATTAGGAACAATAAAGAAGGGAGAGACTTTAACATTCAAACAAGAGTACGCTTTAGAGTCGTTATGGCACGAAATATTACACGCTAAAACACAAACCCGCCCAATGCAACTTAATAGGAGACAAACAGAAAGTATGGAGACTATCAATGAGTTTATAGCACGACATACTTATAATGAATTTATTGAAAGACTTGGCGGGAGAGCATCACACCAACAAAGAATTTTAGAGGAAGGATATGGATATAGTGGTTGGATTAAGAATTTCAGAGAGCGATTAAAAAACAACGGTATAGAAGAACGTGAAGCTGTTGAATTTTTTAAACCTCACTTAATGAGTGATTATTCTAATATAGGGGAGAAGATAACCGAGTTTTTTGCTATACAGCGGTAGCAATAGCATCATACCCTAAACCATATTCTTTATAGGCTTTAGGAAGCTGTTGCCAATACTGATCAGCTTTATCCATATCTCCTCTTTCCTCAAAGAGGCAAGCTAAATCATAAAAAGCAAATTCTTTTGTGATATGTTTTTTGTAACTATCAGGGGTTAATTCCTCATTTAGTTCAATGCCAAATTTAAGTGTAAATGATAAGGCATCAAACCTAAGAGCGTTTAACTCCGATTGTGTGGGGTTGTGGTCAAAAATTGTTTCCATTCTATAAATGTATTTTAGGCAACAAAAGTACAAAATAAAAACAAAACAACAAGCAAATAAAAACAAAACTTTTTTAAATGGAGTTTAAAGACTTTTTAAATCATATCTTAACCGATACTAAAGTGAAGCTCACAGAAGCGTTTGACCGTAACTTTGAGCGCAAAGCCTTCTTTGATGATAAGTGGGCTAATACCCTTATACCTAATCGACGTGGCTCGCTAATGATGCGCACAGGAACCCTGCGGCGGTCTATCCGTAGCAACATTGAAGGTACTACCGTACGCTGGACAAGCTCGGTACCTTATGCCGATATTCAAAACAATGGCGGTGAGGTGGAAATAACGGCTAAAATGAAGCGTTATTTTTGGGCAATGTATTACAAAGCCATTGGGGCAGCCAAAGGGCGCAAAGGAGCTACACAAAAGGCTTTTTCGGTAGAAGCGGAGCACTGGAAAGCACTTGCCTTAAAAAAGGTAGGCGACAAACTAAAAATACCCAAGCGACAATTTATCGGCGACCATACTGAAGTAAAAAGAATGGTAAATGATATTGTAAATTTTAATATGAAAGAACTACTAAATAGCATACACCAGTGAAAACATTATTAGAGAAAATACAGCAGAAAGTAAGCGAGATAGCAGAACTTAAACACATAGATGAGAACTGGGGACAGTTAGACTATTACAGTCCTAATATGCCTGTGCAATACCCTTGTGCGCTGATTGATGTGCAACAAGTGCAATTCACTAACTTAGGTAAAGATATTACTAAAAAACCTCTACAACGACAAATAGGCACTGTACAGATAAAAATTACAGTGGCTAATATGAGGCTTACCAATAGTAGTATGCAAGCTCCAAGGAGACAAAAAGAAGATATATGGGCAATATGGGGTATTATTGAGAAAATACACCAGCAACTACACGGGGTATCATTACTGCCTAATGTTTCGCCACTTATTAGGACTTCGCAGAACAGAACCCTTCGCGATGATGGGCTCCAAGAATATGAAGTGTATTACAGTTGTGAAGTACAGAATATCTAATTAGCAAATTGTAGATTAGGCGTAGGCTTGTAGCTCGGTATCTACATCTATACTTAGAATTTTGTAGAGTGTGCCTCGTGATATAAAGAACTTGGGGTATATAAACTCACGCCATATTACCGAAATAGGCATATAGCGATAGTCGTGGCGGTTGAACTCGTCCATTACGGCTTTGTAGCGGAGGAGTTGGTTACGCTGGTAACCCTGCTTTTTATTGGGGGTTTTTAGAGGCATTGGTTTTAAGGAGTTGATTTTATAGTGCAAAGGTATGAAATAATTACGAATTACAAAATACAAAAGACGAGAGTCGAATTTAATCGTCTCTCGTCTTTCGTTCTGTTAGTCGGTAGGCTTTTTTTAGTTTGCGTTTAAAGTCGTCTAAGGGAGTTTCATTTTTTTGCTCTTGATAGCGAAACTCAGAGTGTTCACGCTGTCGTTGTTCATCTATAAAGGTGAAACGTTCTTGGTCGTATTGGCGAAAGAAACTAAGCACTTTATCTATGCCTAATCGTTCGTAAAATTCGCCGTATTCACCCGATAGTACGCGTTTGAATATAAATGATATTTCAGTGAGTTTTAAGTAACCGTAATCGTTCATTATTTGGCTACTGCAAAGCCTTATTTGTTCTTCACTCATAGGGCGGGAGAGGTTGAGCATTTCGTTGAGATAGACAAGCCATAGCATTACAAAGCTCTCGCAAGCGGTTGCCCCATAGTCTCGCCTTATGGCACTAATGGAAGGCGTTGGCAGGTCGATAGCTTCAGCTATGGTTTTGAGCTTGTAGCTATACTTCATACAGTTAGCTGGTGAATATACCTTTAAGAATTTCTCGTTTGAAATCAGTGCTGTAAGTTTGTTTTGCACTACTGTTACCTCGTTTTGCATTTTGTAATATCTTGTTAAGTTGTGAATTGATGTATTTTAAATCGGTGTTTCGTTGGTGAAACTCATCCATCTTCTGCCAATTGCCCAATAGGTATTGCCACGTGGAAAGGGCTTCAGTGTCGTTGGCTGATACTTGTTGCAGGTAGCTAATGATTTGCTTGAGGGCTTTGCCGTCTGCTCCAGTGAACTTGGGAGGAAATCCGTACAAACGTTTGTAAAAGGCGAACCATTCGTCTAAGAACTTTCCGTATAGACTTACAGGGTCTGGCACATCCTCACGATAAGAAACGCTGCCTCTCCATTGTTCTTGGTAGCGTTCTATATCTTCCTCTTGTGGGGGGAGGATAGCTCCAAGCTGTTGGTATTGCTGACTGTTGAGCCCTCCTCTTTTGATTTCTATTTTGCAAAGCTCACCTTTTTTGTAGGTGAGCTTTAGCAGTGTGTGGGTACGGTGTAGAGTTACGGTGTAGGTCATTTTTTTATAGTTTAATTAAGTAAGCAGGTCTTAATATAAAGCCGTTAAACTCAAACCCGCATAGGTGATGTTTGTCTTTTTCTACGTATTGTGCAAAGGAAATGTTAAGGGGTTTGCATCGGGGGTACTCTTCATTAAGTTCATTGGCTTTTTCGATGATGTATTCTTTTATTTTATCCAGCTCCTTTGCTTGGTACAGTTCACCATCCATTTCTCTGAGAAAACAAGAGAATTGCTCTTGTAGCTTATTCTTGGTTTGTATGCCACCAACTAAATGGCAAAAATAGTGTGTGGGTGTTTCTTTCATTTTAAATGATGTTTAAAAGGTTATAAATTAAGTGATAATTGCAAGCCTTGTGGCTCTTTAAGGTTGTAAAAGCTATAAACCTCTGTGCGGAGTTTGTCGGCTATGAGGTTGCGTTCGGCTTCTGATATTTGCTTCCTATCAGCATAACTATTGTACTGTATGGCTAATTCGGGTGATTTTTTGAAGCGTTTGTCGTGTAAGATAAGTATTTCCCAAATGCTGTATATATGTTTACTCTTTTGGGCGTCTGAGGCTTCCTCTTCTGTTTGGTAGCGGGTGTGTACTACTTTCATCATTTGCTTTACTTTCTCTTCGGTTTTCCAATGCCACGAGTTTTCAAATACGATGATTATTGAGGGCTTCCTTATAACTTTTGGGGTGAGCTTTCTAAGCCCATACCATACTCTTAATCGTGTTATGTTTCCCATTGTTCTTTTGTTAATTGTTTGCCACAGTCCTTGCAAAATAAGGCTGTTACTTCTACTGTAACGTAGTGGGCAAGGGTGCGGAGCTCTTTATGCTTGTGGGGGCAGGTGTGAGCCGTACCGGCTATTAATTTGCTAACTTTCTCATTTGCTAATTTTCTAACTTCTTTCATAGCGTTGGGTGAGCATTTTTTCAAAAATATTGTTTACTTTACCTACCTCTTGAGGGGTGAGGTTTTGGAGGCTTTTTTTGAATGGGTTTTTGCTACTACAAAACCATTTGCCAAGGCGTTTGATGTCGGCGTATTTGGGCTTGGCTTCGTCTCGCCAGCCGAGTTCGTGGCATAGGGCTAATAGCTTTAGGTGTTGCTTGTTTTGGGCATCGAAATAGGCGTGCATCTCGAAATGGTAACCAAGGTGCTGGGCGAGGGCGAAAAACTCGTCTTCTGTTAGGTTCTTGGTACTTGGGAGCTCTCGCCCTATAAAGCTGCATACGAAGTGCAGACGGGTTTCTCGGTCGCTAAAATGCTTGCTTAAAAGGGTT